AAGTTTTGTATTCAAGGAGTGACGAAGAGTTTGTTGTGTGTGTTAAGACCAACAACTAATGCTGATATTATTACTATAAGAACTACTGGAGATAAACATTATAGAATCCAGCCAACAGATGATAAGCAAGATGAGGTCTATGGTGGAGAGGATTGAACATTCCGTGGGAAATCGATATGCTATCGATGGCAAGCGATCGCTTTGACCGCAAATGCGATCAGTTTGTCAAACAATGAAACATATAAAAGGAGCAATAAAATTGTATTATTTTCTGACATTTAATTTAATGCCAGCTAAACAGTTTCGTTATTGGATTTTGACTATTCCTAAAGAGAAATGGGACCGTACAGAAATTCCAGAGGAAGTGTCGTACACAAAGGGCCAATTAGAAAAAGGCGAGGGTGGATATGAACACTGGCAACTTGTTGCATATACAAAGAAGAAGTTGACTTATTCTAAGATGATATCACTTTGGCCTGAAGAAGCACATGTTGAACATACCCGCAGTACGAAAGCGGAGGAGTATGTATGGAAAGAAGAGACGAGAGTGGGGGAAATGTTTGAACTTGGTGAGAAGCCTATGAAGCGTAATAGTGAAAAAGATTGGGATCTTATGTTTGAGAATGCGAAGAAGGCCAAGTATGATGATATACCGGCCGATGTGAAGATTAGGTGCTGGAATCAATTTCAGAGTATCTCGAAATATTACTTAGCACCATCTGACAGAGGACCAGTTGAATCCCACATTTATTGGGGAGTTGCAGGGTCAGGTAAGACACACAGAGCTAAATTAGAAAGTGGTTACTTTGATAATCCGGATGATGTATATATGAAGATTCCAAGTACTAAATTTTGGGACGGTTATCGCGGCCAGAAAAATGTAATTATCGATGAATTTGATGGACAGATAAACCTCTCACATTTAAAGGTGTGGTGTGATCCAAGTGGCACAGCGTGCCAAGTTGAAGTTAAGGGTGGCGCAGTGCCCTTACAAGCAACTAAATTTTGGATTACATCTAATCGTGATTGGCGTACATGGTATCCAAACATGGATGCGAATGATTTAGATGCAATTAAGCGGAGATTTGATTGCAAACAATTTGAGATGAAGTATCAACAATAAAAAAATGATTATAACAATAGCATCGCCGTGAACCATTTTGCGGCCCAAGCCGGCCAGACGCAGGGTCTGAATGCTGGGCGAAAGCCCAGTATTCGGAAGCGTCTCCGGCGGAGGCAAATTACAAATTGCATGCAATTTGTAATTTAGCAAAAGAGCGGCGTCTGACCCGAGCTCCTGCCAAACATGCTACTCGCATATTATATTTCCAAAAAGATGACGTCATAATGACGTAATATATCGTGGGAATCCTTTGATCTAGTAGGACGCGGCGGTAGCCGCCTAGTGTTACCTACTAGATCAAAGGATATTGGCTACCATTTTTTTCTAACATATACATTATATTCAAGCTGGAATGCCAAAGACAACGAAGAGAGCAAGAAAATCCTCCTCTACCGGACCTAGAAAGAAACGTAAGGTTTCCAGGGTTGCGAAGATTAAGAAGGCCAAATCCTCTGTTAACAGGGATATTCTTACTGAGCAATATGATAAGCGCGTTGATTATGTACATGTTAAGAAACCAGTTAACAGAAAAATGATGAATTTTAAGAAGAAGGTTATTACCGCATTGCAGACTCAGCAACCGCTGGTCACAAGGCTATTCACTGTAAATCATGCAGATTCGGCAACAGCAAGTGCAGGCAAACAAGCTTGGCAAATTATTCATTTAAAACCATACAGTGGTCAAACAGCCACAGGCACTGGATTTAGAGAGGATGCACAAAATGATGTTCAAAGTATTGCCGGTGAGTTAGCAGGTATTGGAGGTTTATCAACAAATTTTTGGATCAAACAAGCATGGATTGAGCTAACTGTTATTAATGCAGGTAACACCGATGGATTATTAGAAGTGTATGAGTTGGATTATGTGCCAAGGGCAGGGAATCCAATTAATCAATATGGAAGTTTCAATGCTGCCTTAACTGCCGCTTTAACAGACACTACAACAATGTCGTCAGCGCCAACGGCGTTAAGTTTAAATAACAGAGCGGTTACACCATTTGATATTGTGGCATTATTGAGAAATTACGGAGTTAGAGTTGTAAAGAAGATGACAAGCGATATGGAAGCCGGCCAGAAGTTTCATTATGTGATGAAGGATTACCGCAAACACTATGTTCAATTTCAAGCTTTGCAAAAAGATTTAAATGAAAAGTTTTGTATTCAAGGAGTGACGAAGAGTTTGTTGTGTGTGTTAAGACCAACAACTAATGCTGATATTATTACTATAAGAACTACTGGAGATAAACATTATAGAATCCAGCCAACAGATG